AGGATCAATGGATTGTATCGTTACCTTCAATAAAGGTTCTCGCTTCTTCCTCTTCCTTCTCAGCAATAGCTTCTAGTAGTTTGATTCTTTTCTGAATTTCTTCATTACTAAGCTGCTCTACTTCTTCGTCTTCCCAATGCAGTTTTCTTACACTTCCGTCTTGCTTTTGTTTGATTGGAACGTGCTCTTCTGCTTCAGATGCTAATCTTATATAATGTGGAATTAACATACTGTGAAGATTTTTGACAAAAAGAATATTTCTTTTATTGAGAGTTAAATTTGAATCGTCTGCAAACTTGCACCATGGTGTTGCTGTTACGTGTTCAGAACCTTGCTCTGCTCCTAGTACTGGAAATAAACGTAGCAATAATGGTGTCGAGATTTGAATATTCTCATCAGTTTCTTTTTCGAGCACAGCCATAACTTGTTCACCAGAAACAAGTTTAATAATGATAAAATGCTCATTACCCATTAGCATAGATTTACCTCTACAAGTTTAACATCAAACTGTTCTTCTGCATAAGTTTTATATCTTTCTGCAGCATGGTTCAATGTATGATTTTTCCAAGACTTCCAATGCAAGTCATCAGCTAAGTCATAAAGATTGCAAGTATCCTTACCATCTTTCAATCTCAACCCACGACCAATACTTTGTAGGTTTCTAATTTTAGATTTTGATGGTGATGCAAAAATAATATTTTCAATTGATGGAATATTAATACCAGTTGAGAAAGTTCCAAACGATGCAATAATAATAGCATCATCTTCACCCTCTGTTATATGACGAATAGATTCTCTGTCTGTAGTATCAACTCCACCATGAACAAAAAATACTTTTCTTTCTGTATGAACTTTTTGTTTAATCATATCAAAAAGAACTTGTCCATGCTTTTCTACGTATTGGAAAAGAACTAAAGTGTTACCACGAGATTTTACTGCCAAATTGCGTATAAACTTATTACGCTGTTCATTGGCGACTAGCCAATCCATCTCTTCTTGGTAAGTATTATTTTTTCTTGCCTTACGTATTTCTTCATTATATTTCAGAACCAGACAAGTAATATTTAGTTGAGCAAGTCTCTCAGATTCCATCAGTGCTTTGGTTGTAGTAACTCGGTGAACTGGACCGAACATACCTTCAAGAACTAAACGATGAACTTTCTTGTTATCAAGAGTTCCTGTAGTTCCAATGCGATAACGAATTTCATCCATCTTTTCCATAACTGTTGTTAAGGACTTGGCTTTAAACTGATGGGCTTCATCGCCAAAGATTACATTAAATTGACGGAACCACGCTTTAGGTTGTAGATATACAGATTGCCAAGTTGTAATCAAAACATCTTTGGTAAAATCTTTTGAGAACCCAGAATAAAGTTTTTGGCAGTGAGCAGAAACTTTCCATTCATTGGCTGTTGAATAATCTTCGAAGTCAGCATATAACTGTTCAACGAGAGAAGTTGTTGGTACGATAATAATACATTTACGATTGCGTTCAACATGCCAACGCATCGCTGTATAAATGATGAATGATTTACCAGATGCAGTTGGAGATAGTAGAAGTGTTCGTTCTCTATCAAGTGCAGTCTTTACTGCTTCTACTTGATAATCACGAATCTCAATAGGTTTACCTCTTCCATATGGAGTCAACGATTTAGCGTAATGATAAATTTGTTCAGCAGTTATACCATTACTGGTAGTAATTTCTGATTTGAATGTTAACTGATAGTTGTTTCGTTCGCAAAACTGTTCAACATAACCCAACAAACCAATATAAAGAGTTTTTCTTACTTGGTCATATAGACGTACTTTACCATCCCAGAGTCTTGCTCGATACTGCGGAGTGAATCTGGCACCTGGATATTCGTAAGTAAAGAAGTCACATAGTTCTTGTTCGATACTTGGATCACCGAACACACGCATGTAGACTTCATCTAATTTCTCTATTGTTATCATTAAAATCCTGCTAGAAACTTCTTCCATTCAACTGCAGTTTTAATCTGCCAGTCACGTGCTTTAATTTGTCCGAGAACTGATTCCAAAAAATAAATCATTGTTTCAAGATAATCTATTTTAATTTTTAAAGTGACTAACTCGCTATCACCTTGCAGGAATTCATCCATTTCATTTTTAAGTGGCTTAACACCTTGCCATTGATCCCAACCAAGATTAGACAATTCATCACGTGATAGTTCGCCACGATAATGGCGAAACTTATTCTTACGTAACAATGCGTAATCTGCTTGGATTTTGGTATGCTTGAGTTTTGTGTTTACCAGAAGTTTTACATACTTAGCATGTAACTTTGGTGTGGCAGTGGAATTTTCACCAAGAAAGTTATCATCAATCTGGCAATCATTTTCCCACATAGTTTGTAATTCATCTAAAGTCATAATATCCTCAATTAGTCATAATTTAATTATACTATAATTGGCAATTTTTGTCAAGTAAACTTGTAGTATCCGTAGCGGAATGTTGCACTACCTACTAAGTATTGCACATCTTGATTCGTTGATTGGAAAGTGAGAGAAGAAATACTAACAGGAAACGCATCGTGAAATTGAATAGTTTGCACTGGTTTATTGTTAGATCCCAATATTACAAGAGAAGCATCAGAATAATTTTTTGCAAGTTCAGATGTTTGATTTAATTCATTCGTACTCACAAAGTTTAAATATTGTTCATATGTCTCTGGGAATCCTAACGCAACAACCCAATTATAGATGGCTCTATAATTTTCCATACTTTCATCAACTAAAAACTGCACATCTAATGTATCATACGTTAGTGTGTCGCCTGGAATTGGAGCAACGTTAAATGGGTTACCAAACTCTGGAGCACCTAATGTTATTCCTGGTAGGTTCACTTGTTGACAGAAGAAATTAATCTGTGGTAATTTTTGAACAGAGAACATAAACCCATTAGGTGATAATGGAGAAATGTTTTCTGGGATAGGACAAGAAATAGTATTATTGTTCATGGTTACTCTTAAGTGTATTCATGTTAATATTTATAATAAAAAAAGGGGAGCCGAAGCTCCCCTTTTAAATACCTATCTTACTGTAGGTTTCGTCAAAAACTTGATTACATCAAGTTAGTTACTTTTACCTTACGGTAGTAGATGTTAGTGCCAGAAGACAAGCTAGTGAATGGGTTTGCAACCATACCGTAACGAGTCTTGAAACCAATCTTAGGTTGGAAAGTTGATGGGTCAACTGCACGAACCATTTGTAATGGAACGTATGGGCAGTAGAATAGACCAGCATCAAATGCTGAAGAACCCTTGTAACCAACAACGAAGAACTGGCTTGCTGATTGGTTAGCAGAATATGGGTCAACATACACTTTGTACTTACCGTTTAGAACACCTGCGAAAGTAGTAGATGACTCATCAACGTTCAGACCATTGTTGCCAGCAAGTGCTGGAGTATAGTCTAGAACACCTGCCATTGCTAGTGCTGATGCAACATCGCTTGAGCAGATGATGAAGTTACCACGACCACGACGAGTAGTCTGAGCAATCGCATTGGCTTCACGTTCGATTTGGAACATCAAACCTTTGAATTTCTCAACAGACCAACGACCATTTGAGTCAACGTCCATGTCGAAAGTACCAGCAGTTGCAGTGTTTACTTCTGCGCCAACTTTAGCAGCAGCGTATACAGTACGTACAACTTCACGGTTAATTTCAGCTTGGATTTCTGAAGAAAGAATGTTGCTCAATTCGCCTTCAGCATCAAGACCATGAACTGCTTTCAAGTCTTGTGCAAGTTCAACAGTGTATTCTGCTTTCAAAGCACGAGTTTGTGCAGTTACAGTTGTCTTCTCGATTGAGAAAGCCATTTGATTGAAAGCAGTTGCGCCACCTAGATCTTCTGCGTTAGCAGTAGTGATACCAGTACCAGTAGTGTAAGTACCATCAACTGGGTTAGAACCAGCGTGAGTACCTGTACCAGAGAAGTCAGTATCGGCTTCGTTGAACAATGCTTCTGCGCCAGCTTGGCTAGTATACTTGCTCTTCATTGCGAAGATCAAACCAGTTGGCTGAGTCATTGGCTGAACGCCAGCGATGTCATAAGCGATTAATTGTGGAGCTGCACGACGAACTAAAGCGATCAATACTGGATCGTAGCCTGCCATGTTAGCGTTAGTACCTGCGCCACCTAGAGCAACACCAGTACCACCAGCGTTAGCTGGAACTGCTTCGAAAAGAGCTTCAGATTGCTTAGCCATCTCACGCTCTTGGTTCTCTAATAGAACTGCTGTAACTTCTTTACGATAGTTGTCAGCGATTTTTGGAGCAGATTCAGATTCTAGAATCGGTGCCCTTTTTTGAAATGATTACTTGCGATAGTTGAGTGCGGATAGATACTTTGCCATTGTAGGATCAATTTTCTTTTCCTCAGTCAAAGTTTCCACTGGCTCATCAGTTACCACGGATGTTACTTCCGCTTGTTGCTTGGTAGTGAAATAATTCTCACGAATAGTCTGTACTTTTGTTTTAAAAGTGTCAGAATCTTCATAAGAAAGTTCTTCTGCTAAACCTTTTAGTTTTTCTACTTCAGTATCAGTTAAACCTTCGCATGCAGTTTCAACGATTTCATTACGCTTTAGTTCGCCGATTGTTTTATTCAATTCAACGTTAGTCGCAACTTGCTCGTTTAGTTTTGCTTCGAGTTCTTCAACTTTACTTTCCATTGAACCTAATACATCGAACTTCTCTTCTGGAATATCGATATAGTGTTCTTCGAAAAGACCTTTTAGTCCAGCAACAAATCCTTCAAGGATTTCGGACTTCATACCATGCTCAAGGGCTATTTCATTCTGTGCAATCCACTGCTCGACAACGTAGTCGAGATATCCATCAACCTTTTCAACAAGACCCTCTGCAATTTCTGCTACTTCTTCTTCGAGTTTAGTAGCGTATTCTTCTTCGATGCGAGCTACTTCTGCTTTTACACGAGTAGTAACTGCTGCTTCATAAATGGTAGTAGCTTTAGTACGGAACTCTTCAGAGAGTTCTTCACCATTCATAAGTGCATCAATATCTTCTTTTACACCTTTGATTGGAAGATGGCTGGCTTCAGCTGCTTCTTCATCTTGGTTTACTTTGTTCTTTGTCTTTGAAGTACCACCCTCAGCTGCTTTCTCTTTATCAACGTTATTTCTAGCGTTGTCTGGATTGGCAGGAGGAGTAGTTGGCTTAACTGCTTCTTCAGCAACAGCTTCAACTTCCTCTTCTACTACAGTTTCTTGATTGTCAGCAACTTGTTGCTCGAGAGCAGCAGCTTTTGACTCAGCAAGAATTTCAGCGATTTTTTGTTCGATTGACATCGTTTTCTCCTAACTGGATAGTTCTATGTAATTATTTATTATTTATCTGATTTTAGTCAGAAAATCTTGGAAAGCACGTAGCTTGGCTTCCTCTAGATTACGGGACGAAGTTTTTCTAATAAAAGATTTAACTTCATCAATCTGCTTTTCCACAAACTTTCCATCAACGAATACCCACTCTCTGCTTTCCATAATACCACGGACGAAAGCATCTGGAGCGGATGGGTCAGCAACGATGTCTGCTGCAGTAGACAGCATAAAGTCATCCTGAACCACTTGAACACCCTCTTTGTTCATTTGTAGAGAACCAAGTGCTCTTGAAGATACTCCTAAGTTTGCACCACCATCTAAAAGACCTCTGGCGATTTGACCCATTGGAGTTTCTAAAATCTTTGCTTTACCGATATAGTTCGTACCTTCTTTGCGTAAGTCAACAATTAAATGTGATACACGATCTAAATTAATAGATGGTGAATCTGGATGACCTAGTTCGCCATATGCACGATTTTGTTTAACGCATTGCTCCATATAACGAGCAACTTCTTTATCCATAATCTGTTCTGGATAAGTGCGATTATTACGGTTTGTTAAATCTGATTGAAGGAAAACACCTTCAATATAATATTGTTTACCTTTACCGAGTTTGCTCTCAGTAATGACATTAACGGATTCTGTAACTTCTCTAATAAGTTTCATTTTAGCTTCCTACTACTGTTGGGTTATCGTAAGAACCGAATGTTGCAGTTTCAACTTCAGTAGACCAACCAGCAACTTTACGAAGCACGATCCAACCAGTTACATCTTTTGCTACGCTATTAATAATAGAAATATCAGATGTATCATCATTATTAACTGGAATACCTAATGAATTAAACTCTACATTAAGATCGTTCTCTGGTGATGTTGCAATTACCATTTTGGCATTTCTAGAAATAATAATTTTAGAACCCAACTCACCAGTGCAGATAAATTTAACGATATCAACTTTTGGTGCATCAGCATTTCTTGCTTGAGCAGGAGCAGTTAAGTTAGATAGAGTGATAGTGCCAGTCTCTGCAGCAGAAGACGCAAAGTGAATTACAGTCTCCTGATTTGTATTTTTGACAGTTGTTAGCGTCATTGCCATTTCTTATTCCTTAATCTTATTAACTACGTTAAAGAAGTTGTCTTTGCTTTCACGCATATACTCAACAACATCTTTATGGTTTGCCAATAAATTATTTAGTTGTTCTTGAGTTTGTTCATCAATAGCAACGATGCTACCATCTTGCAATTCATAATGAATTTTATTTTCAATAATAGAATCTAATTTATTGAGTTTTCTAATTTCTTGAACAACAATATCTACTGTAAACATTTTTGAGGAAGCCAGTTCGAGGTATGATTCTATTAAAGTATCTGTAACTTTAATATCATAATGTTCTTTAATAATGTTTGCGACAGTATGTTCAGATATTTCTTTATATGCTTGTTTTGAAACTTGTTCTTCTAACTTTTGAGAAATATAATTTTGTTTAATGTATTGTCTGGCTTCTTCAACTGTATTAAATTTAGTTTCAACATTATCAATTAAAACTTTACCTGTATCTAATTTTTCAATTAGATGTTGATAAGATCTGATACTTTCTACTACACCAGAAGGTTTGATCTTATTTGTAAAGTCAGTATAATACATTAATATTATCCTGCGATAGCCTTGTGAGTTGCAATACGACCCTTCGCATAAGCATCTTTAACTGCTGGTACAACTTGACGAATGGCACCTGCTGTTCTAGCTACGCCACCGATAGCTGCTCCAACTGCTTTACCAGCAAGTTTAGCAGTACCTTTAACTACTTTACCAACAAATTTACCAAGACCTTCGTCTAACACGAATGCTTGTTTTTCTTCTTCTGTAAGAGCATCATACTCTTCTTGAGTTAATTGAACTTCTTCGTAAACAAGTTCTTCTTCTTCTGTTTGATTAAACAAAGATTGAGCAACATCCATACGCATATTATCTAACTTAGCGGAAATCTTTTCTGCCATAGTAGCATTAAATGCTTGTTCTGTTTGCACTGCGTTTCCTGTGGCGATTGCCGAAACCAAATCTCTAACTGAATTACTCATGGTGTATCTCCTTTATTTTTTATCTTGATTAGGCGATTCTTCGTTTCCGCCAAAACCATTATCTGCTAAATGTTGTTGCTGGGCTACCTGAGTGACTGCAGATAATCTTCCTTGTTCATCAGCTAACTGCATTTGTTGAACTTTATCTTCAGCCATTTCTTTATCCATAATTTCAATTTCTTCATCAGTTTGCATCAACAGATTCTTACGAATCCATGCGCTAGAATAAAAACGACCAATATATGGCTCAACTTGCTGCAGTGCTGTAACTCTCTGCATTAACAACTCATTATCTTTTAATTCAGTGAAATGATTATCTGCTTGATAATCATATTGTATTGCTTGTTCAATTGCAGTCCATTCTTCATCACGAATAATACCTTTGGCAATTAATTGAACACGCAATGCACCACTAAACAATCCAGAAAACTTTTTACGTAGACGAGCAATAAATTTATTAAACTTAATCTCATCACGAGAAATCTCAGTACTTCTACCAAGAGAGAAACCAGTAGCTGGTTGTAATCTTGATAATGGCACATTCAATGCCTGATATAATTTAGTTTGGAAATATTGAATATCAGCAATATCTCCCAAATTCTGCCCACCTGGAAGAGTTGTAATTTCAGTTCCTTTACCACCTTCACGACGTGGCATCCAGAAATCTTCCATCATACTCAAATGACGACGATCGTCACGAGTCTCTCCAGTTGTCGCATCATAAACAATTTTATTTCTAAACTTGTTCATAATATCATTGACGTATTGTTCTGCTTTTAATTTCGGCAGATTACCAACGTCAACATAAAATACTCTACGCTCAGGTGCACGTGAAATGCGGTAGATAACTACTGCATCTTCAATCATCTTTAACTGGTTGGTTGGCTTAATCGCTTTATGCAAATAAGACATCATCATGCCAGTATTCTGATCCACCATTCCCGAAGGGGTGTAGATAATTGAATCTAACGAGAGCTTAATTCCTTGCGTAGTATTCTCTTGAATACCTTTATCATTATACAGATAAAATTCTTCGCTCTTAACTACAACATCAACACCTTGTGGTGTTCTTTTCTTTTCAACCTTTTTAATCTTGCGAATCTTACGAGGATCCACAAAACGCAATTCTTGAATGCCCAACTTAGGTTGGTTCATATCAATTAAAATATTGTAATAAATTCTTCCATCAATATACCACTGACGGAAAATGTCATGACCCTTGTCATCAAAATTTAATAAACGAAGGACTTCATCAAACTCTGTTCTAATCTTACCTTTAATTCCGTCAGACAATTTAACTTTGTCTAAGTTAATTTTAACAGCTTGATCATCAGGTTCAGCGATAATCGCTTCGTTTACAATATCTTCAATAGCAGCATCACAGTCAGCATATAAAGAAGTATCTCTATAACGACGAATAAGATCGTTCTCATTTTTAACGATGGTATCCATATCCATAACCATTCCATAATAGGAAGTGGCATTCGTGGATACAACTGTTGATCCATCATCAGAGATCGGAGTTACAACTGCTCCGATCTCTTTGTCTGTCTGCTTACGCTTTATCTCAAATCCAAAAATTTGCATAATTTAAAAAACCCTAATTATAAAGTTAAATTGGTAGTGGGAAACTACCGATTGGTGTATCAACGGAAACATTAAGATTGATTCCACCACCCTCAGTTGCATTAGAAGTAAAGTAATTGAATTGGAATTCTACATCAAATTGTTCGATCTGGTTTTGTTGATCATAGTCTAATGCGATTGGTCCAATGTTTGTTGGGAATGCATCTACAAATTTGTATGACTTGATGATTGCGCCAGAGCGATCTAGTTGATGCACTTGTAAGTCTACTTGATAGTCACGTGGGTTTGTTCTACCATCAGTTGAACTATAACTTTGAATACCAGCTTGCCATTGTTCCATAGCATTACGGATATTGAAAGTAGTATCGTTGTAAATTGATACAGTCCATGGAGCAAAGTTACGCTCGCCTGCGAAGTTTACTGGACGACCTTTATAAAGAACTTGAATGTTCTCGATAGTGGAAGCTGGTAACTGTGCAGACTTACACAAGAACTGAGCACGTTGACCAGCTACGACACCTAGTGGTACGTAGCTTGGGAATACTAATTCAACACGGAATTGATTTGGGCGAGCACCGCCACCAATCATTTGCGCTTTGAAGTCGCTAATATTTGCCATTTAAATCTCCTTTGTTCTTTCTTTATTTAGTCTCTTAGCCACCGATCTCGCTGAAATTAATTCCAGAACGAGCAGCAACGAAGTTAAGAGTAATAAAGTTAATTGAACGTGCTGGCTTGATAAAGATATCAGCAACGAATTCGTTACGGTCAATAACTTCGCCAGTATTGTTAGAGTCATCACACTTAACAACGAAGTCAGTAATACCACGACGACCTTGAACGTCACGTAGGAATGGTTCAACTAAGTTCTTAAACTGAGCACGAGTGAATCCATCGTTGAATTCAAACAACTGATACTTAGCAGCAGTTGCAATGGCTTTCTCAAGAACAATAAACAGACGACGCACGTTAATGCGATCGAATGCAGATGGCTTAGCCAATAATGTCTTATCGCCAAACAATACAGTACCATCTCCTGGGAAAGTAACAACTGGGTTTACGCCATTCTTGTATAGGTTGTCACGATCTGTTTTGTCTAAACTAATTGCTAGCTTAACTACGTTCTTAACTTGACCACGATTCAAACCACCTGGAGACCACCATGCATCGTTAGTGTAGTCAGTACGTGCGCACAATCCAGCGATATCGCCGTTTAGTGGAACATAACGATACTTGTCGTTGTAACGATCATATTGATACTTATAGCCAGAATCTAAAGCTGCATAAGAAGTAGTTGTCAATGCATTGCGATATGCAATGATTTTAGTTACGGCAGTTCCTTGGCTATTTGCGCTAGTGATGATAGAACCATCAGTATCTTCTGGAGAGAAGAATGCCATACAATCTCTTCTAGTTTCTACAATATCAATGATAGCATTGGCAACCGCAACAGAACATTTACCTGCTGGAATTAATGAGATGTCATAAGTTGCATCATCAGAGAAAATAGTCCATGCAGTGATACGTTGACCATCAGTTGCAGTGAAATCATCAAGACCACCTGATAGAGAACGAGTTACAGATGCAGAGTTAGCGAATGATGTTCCTGCTACATCATTACCCCAGTTAGTTCCAGTAGCTGGATGATCCATCCACCAGATATACTGTGAGCGAGAATTGATTACGTCTTTGTAGTAGTTATTAGTTCCGTCAAATTTCTTTGCGTCACCAGCTTTTGAAACATAAGAATATTTTTCTAGAATAGTTCCTGGAACACCAGTCCACAAACCATCCTCATCGATAACGATTAAATGTAGTTCATCATTTGAACCACCTACGCTTGCTGCAGCATCAGAAGTTCCTGGAGCTGTATCAAATTCATCTTTGTATGCCCATGTAGAAAAACTTGATGCGTCAGCTAAAGAAACTAATAAAGAGTTACCCAATGTTCCTGGATATTTTGCAGCGAATTCGCCAACAACACCAGCACCATTTACAAAAGATGTTAGGTAATCGTTTTCGTTATTAATTTTAACGCCACCAGTTGCAACAACTGCAGTTCCAGAAGCACCAGTACCACCGCCACCAGTTAGTGTAACTGTTGGAGCAGAAGTATATCCAGATCCGCCATTGGTAACTGTAATGCTAGCAACTGTTGTACTAGAAAGAGTGATCGCACCAGCAGTTGCGCCAGTACCAGTACCAGTAATAACTGCAGTTGGAGCAGTTGTATAACCAGATCCACCGCTAGTGATTGTGATGCCAGTAACAGCACCATCAGTAACTTGAACAGTACCAGTCGCAGCAGTACCACCAGCTGGAGCAGTGAAAGTTATAGTAGGTGTTCCAGTGTAACCAGTACCACCAGCAGAAACTGCAGCGGAAGTAATAGAACTACCAGCCATATTGGCTACTGCAGTGGCTTGCACACCACCAGCAATTTGTGGTGCGCTAAGTGTTACAACTGGAGCAGAAGTATAACCTGATCCAGCAGCACTTCTGGTAATTGCAGTTACAGTACCAGATGGACTAGAAACAGCATTACGGTGATTGATTGTATCAACACGAACGACCAATAAATTGTTTGTATATGATAAGAAGTTTGCTGCTGTGAAAAAAGATGCTGCACTATCGGCAACAGGTTTTCCGAAACGACGAACAAGTTCGGTTTCAGATGAAATGGTTACAGGTTGAAGAACTGGACCCCACTGGAACACTCCAGCAAAAGCACCAGCAGAAGTCGAAACTGCTGGTACAATAGAGGTAAAGTCTTTTTCTACAACTGCAACGCCAGGACTAAGTTGAAAAGGCATTGTAATTCTCCTTATTACATGTTATTCTGTTTTGCTTCGAGGAGCACTTGAAA